TGCGCCGATATTTCGGCGCAAACACAATGTGGTATTTGCAATTCCATTTTGTATGCGCTAAACTATTATTGTCATTCATTGAATGGCCTCCTTCTGTTGGTTCGTGCAGTTGCCAGTCCGCACTTCCATTTTACTGGAAGGAGTTTCTTTTCATAGCTTAAGCTTTTCCGTACCACCGGCACAGCCGGTGGTTTCTCTACAATGAACAAACGGCGCGGCCTTCATGGCCGCGCCGTTTTTGTGCCGGGAGGACAGCCGCAAAGCGGCGAAAGGGATGCGGTTGCCGGTTCGGCCAACTGGAATTTATTAAGTTGTACCATTGGCGTTTTTTATATATGCAATCCAGTTTTCTAAGCTATTTATACTGAAATTATCAAGTGCATTTTTGTAGCAAACGAAAGCACTGGGATGGTTTTTCTCCATCCATTTCAATGCCTTTTTCGGTCCCAAATAAGGATGCTGCTTGATATCACAAAACATCTCCAAACTGTCAATCAACACCCAATGCCACCGAAACATCCCTTCAGCATCGTATCGTTTTACTCGTGCAAGCATCTTGATGCACCAATCGACATTTGCATCCATTTCTGCTTTTGTTTTTTGGGGACGGTTTTGTAGATACGAAAGCACCTTCATTTGGAGTGTTTTTCCTCGTTCCTCGTTATCCACAATAATCTTTCCATCAAAAATTTGGATGAAATTATTGCAATCAAATTCTCCATCAAAATAAGAAGCAGGATATACGAAAACATCCAACTGAATGTCGTTAACGAAAGATGTGTCATGGAATTGTTCGTGGTCATAAGAAATAACCAATGCGTCAAAATCACTGTTCAGATTGTTTGTTCCGTTCGCATATGAGCCATAAAGGATGATGGAAAGAGGGTTATATTTTTGCTTAATATATTCAATAATCTTCTCCAACAAAATTACCTCATCAAATTCAAATTTGTAGTTCTGTTCAATTCCATATTATCAGCTAATTGAATAAAATACAAGAACAGGCGTGCGGCCGTGCCTGTTTGCTGTTTTATGAACAACACACGTTGCCGGCAAGGGGGCCTATTTTCGGAAAGGGCGAAAGAAAAAAGACGCCACACAGCCGTGACGTCTTTCTATGGTGCGAGGAACGAGACTTGAACTGCAAAAAATCCGCTTGTTTCTAAGGGCGAATTGGCGTACTCTGTGACTACTCTGCACCTGCACTGAAATAGTTGTCTAACTGCGTATTTGCGGTATCCAGTTTTTCGGCGCGTAAATGTGTATAAATATTCCTCATCGTGCTTGCATCTGCATGCCCAATAATTGTTTGTGCGGTTTTTTCATCTATGCCTGCTTCAAACATTATTGTGCAAAATTCGTGTCGTAGTTGGTGAGCAGTGACTATAGGTTTCCATGCTGTGATCGTGATGCTTTTATTCCTTCGCTTGATGACTTTTTTACTCTCTATCGCTAAATTGTGCGCTTGGCAGAAAGAGGTCCATCTACGTTCGTATTGTGTCCCGGTCAATGGAGCAGAGCCGCCAAAAATATAATCGCTATCTACGCCTCTTAACGGCGTGAGTACGTCCAAAAGAGGTTTAACAATTGGAATGGAACGTATTCCTGCTTTTGTTTTGGGCGTGTCTATAACAGCTTTGTTTCCGTGGTGTGTAACGTTGCGCTCTATGTGTATCCGCTTGTTTTTAAAATCTATATCGCCCCATTGCAGGCCGAGCAGCTCACCTTTTCGCATGCCAGTGTAAAGCAGCATGAAAGGCAATAGCCCATACTGGTCTTGCGCACTTGCTTTGATGATTTTAACGGCCTCTTCTGGGGGGAGTTCACGCTCGGTGCGTTTCAATCCGCGCGGGAGGCGGATAATTGATACCGGGTTTTCATCGCCGCGCCATTCGTCATCTTGGATCCATGTCTGCCAAATTCCATTGAGCACGGTTTTTTGATTAGAGACAGTTTTATACCCTTTGTCCGACATGCTGGAGAAAAACATGCTGATGTCATGCGGGCGAATATCTCTGATGCGCTTTTCTCCAAAAACGGAGATGGCTTTTTCGATGCACGGAATATATGAGCGCTGTGTTCCCAACTTCATCTGGTCTACCTTTTCGCGGTAGCGGTTTGCAACTTGTTTAAATAACGGTCCCTTTTCCTCTTCAACATGATATGCCGCAATCTTTTTCCACACTTCATCAGGGTCTTTGGATGAAAAAGAAACACGCTTGCCATTAATGACAAGCTGCTTTTCGTATACGCCGTCAGGACGCAGCCGCATTCCCGGAATATTCTTTTTCTTGCGCACCATAAAAATTCTCCCTCCAAGGTATGACTTGCCAAGCCTACCCCGGAGGTGATATAATCCGATTGTTGGGCGGATTGCCACCTCTGTGGTAAGCTGTTCTATATAAACGCTTCGGTGTTCCAGCACCGGGGCGTTTTTGTGTAAAAATCACATAGTAAATCTTTCCAATTTGGTAGTATTGGTTGAAAAAAAGAGACACACGGCATATAATATAGACAAGAGGAAGGCTCGTGAAGGAATAAGGCTGGGTTCCCGAATGGGAGTAGGCTTAATGCTTAGAATCCTTTGCCCCTGGGGTCTCCTTCTTTTTTTGAACTTTTTCCTTTAAGACGCGGAGAATATTCTCTGCGTCTTTTTCAATTTCTGAAACAATCAAATCAATCGTTGCCATTGAATAACTGTACAGAGGTTGTTTCTGAATGCGATAACAATAACAGAGTTTAGGATTTGATTTTATTCCATAATACTTTACGAACAACAAGAAATGGTAATTGTTAATTTGGATATTGAATCCATCTTTTGCCAATTTTCGGTTGATTTGATCGATGCAACGTTTGGCATTGTAGCTATAAGCATTGCTTACATCCTGAACCTCTTTAATAACGACACCGTTTGTTTTGGCGTTTTGGTCGAACCGAAGAGCGGATGCAGCCTGATTTTTGTCTTTCGTAAGATAATGATAATGTTCAATTCGAATTGCAAAAGCAGCGTTATTCGCAGTAACAGATTCTTTTTGGATATCGAGGTTTGCTTGGATAAGCTTGTCTGCTAATGCTGCTGGGTATTTTGCGCGTACTTCCTCAATGTCCAAAGGGCGCATGCTTACGGTCAATGTAAGGAAATTTTGTGGGACACGTCGTGACATATCGATACAAAAGAAATCTTGTATTTTTTCTGTATAATTGAAAACACAGGATTGGAACAGCGGGACGTATACCATCTCATATTCTTCTGTAATGAAATGTGTACTTATATTGCGTAGTTCGATGATTTTTTCCAAATTACGCCGTAAAGGTGCTTTTTGGTTAGTGAATACTTTTGAAATGCAATTTTCAAGGGAGAGGGTACGATTAGGATTGTCTTTATAGTAAATTGAATTTTCTCCGAATGTATCAATCATCCTTGCTTTGAGCAAAAGCTCCCATGCGTTGCATATGAATAAGGAAAATCCTTCGACGCGATAGTGAATTGTGGGTTTATTGTATACCTCAATTGCCATCAGAAATGATTCTATGGATTTTTCCAAAAGTTTTTGAATAATGGTGTTCCCAGTAGCTAAGGCACCTTTTTTGGTGGGTGTATTCGTAGGATGATAGTCATAGATATCATCCAGAGAAACGTCAAAGAAATCAGCCATAAGTTTGGCTGTTTCGGCGTCAATTCCTCGTTCCCCTGTTTCATATCGACTTATTGTAGTTGGCGTGATATTAAGCGCCTGGCCCAATTCAGCTTGAGTTAAGCCGACTTGTTCTCTCAATTCACGAATAGCCAAGTAGAACACCACCATTTTAATTTTATTCGTACGCGCGTGATGCAGGATTACACGCGTGTGATGTGTGTGTATTTATTCTCACGGTTGCCGCCGTGGGGCGTTTTTATTTGTCAGCTAATCGTCCTGACACGGACCTTTGGCGCGCCTCTGCGTGGCAGTATCTCCAACAAGAACTTGCAAAAAACCTTTGCTTCCTCCTCGGTGAGTGCGTCGATCATAGCGTCGCGCTTGACATAATCGTGCTCCTGCAAGATTGCAGAGGCTTTTTCGGTGTCCATGTATTGTTCTTTCATATGGAAATGTCCTTTCGTATGATTTAGTGGCAAACTTTGCATGGGGAATAGCCTTTTGACCGTGCGGCTTCAATGTTATATGCCCAAAATGAATCACAGTTCTGGAAGAAGTGGCAATCATAAGTATGGTAAGCGTATCCATCTCCGGAAACGACAAGAGCTATGTGAGCATCAAGAAAATCGGCCTTTTCTTTGTACGGTTTTAATTCCGTTATTGTTTCGAGGCGCTGGGCAGCGGCTTTTGAAATATTGTAATATTTTGTGTTTAATGAATCGTATTTCGCCTGTAAAGAGGAGTATTCATTTTCATATGCGGAGACAAACAGAACGAAGAAAACAATAAGGATTGCATTTGCTGCAAGAGATATAAAGAGTGGGGCCTTTGAGTTCTTGCTTTTAAAAGAAATACGCACATGCTTCCCGCATCCGGGGCATTCTGTATCATCTGGCCCGTATTTGGTGCCACAATACCGGCAGAATGTAGCGCGCTGCTTTGGTGCGGCTGTATCGTCTGACGCACCGGTTTTTAAAGCGCAATTAAATTCCGGTTTCGATGTGGGTTCGCATGCATCAACATAAGCAATAACTTGAGTTTCCTGCTTTGGTTGTTCGCTTTTGTTCTGTTCTTGCAATTGCTTATTCATTGCGTGAATAAATAAGAATAGCTCATTTTTATAATCGTCAGATTTTCCTTGGCATTTATTGTTAACAAAATCCCGAACATAATTTTTACGTTCCTCATGGTTCTTTAATTTTGAAACTCCATCTTTAAGCTCTTCCCAATATGCCATAAAGATTTCAGAATTATCGTTAGCAATCGGACCAGATTCTATACCTGATTCTGTATTGTTTTTTTGAGCTACTATTTCAGGTGGAGGTAACTGAGAAGTGGCATCGTATTCCCGTTTTTTTATTACATCGTTACGCGCAGAGAGCATGGCGAAGGCAATGCAACCCCAAATTAAAGCGGGGGAGGAATTGTGTGAAACGCCGGACGCAAAATGCAGTATAGCCCATAAGAGTGAAGTGGGAAGAATGCATGCTATAACTACACCGAACACCCACTTTTTACTGTGCGATTTTTTCATGCACCCAGCAACGCAACACACGGGCAGTAAATAGGAAACGAGTGTAAGAAAAATGCTTACAACAACATTTTGAGAAGTGTATGGCATGATGTACCACCTTTCAGAGAACTGTTTTCAGCAATATTATATCTCCCGGAAAAGCCACACGGATTTGTCTATATACATTCCAGAGACCTCGCGGCACAGCTATATGTTTTCGGCCTCCGCTATCGGCAAATCGTTATAAAAGTCTCCGCGCCGAATGTGTACCATCTCATGTTCATACGCTTTACGTTGAGCACTGAAATCGAGCCTTGCATTCAAATAGACATTGTAGTTTCCATCTTCATCAAGAAGCGTGGTCGCATTCATCCCATAGGGCAACTCCTTTACCCAGACAAAAACGCTATTCGTCATCATCTCCACCTCGCAAGGCCTTAATTACTTTAATATACTGCCGCACCTGTTCAGGTGTGGCCTTTTTTGTTATCGAAAACATAGCGCGCAATTCAGGATTACGGCGCACATCTTCCAACATTTCATTGAGTTCGTCATCATCTTCGTATGCAGCGTGAGCCTCTTCATTTCCCAAAAGATAGTCTACGGATACGCCAAAGTAATCGGACAGAATAGCGAGGGTCTTTTTTCTAGGAGTTTTTCCCGCAAGCCAATTTGCAACAGTTGTCGGGTGTATATCTAAATCTTTTGCGAGCTGGTAGTTCGTCAGTGCGCGTGAATCCATTAGTTTGGATAACTGTTGTGCAAAATTCATAAAAAACCGCCCTCTATTTTTAATCTAATTTAGTCTAATATTTATTGACAAGTAGAGTCAATTAGATTATACTAGAGCATGTGATAAGACAAAAGCAGATCTTAAGATGCCCTCAGGCATAGGACAATGTCCACTTTTGTTGCTCTAATAATCTACATTATTAGACTATCATTATAATCTAGTATTGTCAATAGAAAGGGGGTGTATTTTTTGTCTTTTTCTGAAAATTTGGTGAAATTGCAAAAGGAGCGCGGCATTACTAATTACAGATTGTCTAAAGAAGTAGGCGTGCACTGTACTACCGTACAAAACTGGAGAGATGGAAAACGTCCACTTCTCGAACATGCTCATGCGGTTGCCACCTACTTCGGTAAAACCGTAGACGAGATGATGAAGTAGGCCGCTGCGCTCGATGAGCTAATCGCAGAGAAGTCTGCACAATCAGAATAGCAGGAAATATGTACCATAAAACGGACAGAATGGAGGCGAAACGTTGAAACGCTGCTTAATGTGCCGAGTGATGGACACATGGCTAGACCCAATGCCCAAGGAGCTGAAAAAGACGGCCAGCAAGGCTGAAAAAATGCTCTACTACGAGGCCCAGGACGAAAGTTACCGTAGGCATAAGCACATGCAATATCGCAATCTGCTGTTGCCGTCGCTTATAAACTTTTTCCTCGGCATCATCATTATGGCTCTTATAAAAGGCCTCTAGTGCTTCACGACCAGAGAGCGAGATTGTGACGCGGAAAGGAGGCGGAGTGAATTTGAGGGAATGGCTGTTATCTGCCAGACTTGCAGCAAAATTAACGCAGGAAAGTGTGGCGCATCTTACCGGAATTTCTCAAAGTGCATATGCTCGCATAGAGAACGGCAATAGAAATCCGAGTGTTCCCGTCGCAAAGCAAATTGGTAGAGTTCTAAATGTACAATGGGAGAATTTCTATGAATAAAAAAGAGCAAGGTACCGCGAATACCTTGCCCAACTGGTAGAGCTTATTTACTTTTTTTGGTTTGAGCAAGAGCACTGCCAGCGACAGATTTACTTGTTTTACTAAAACTTCCATTGGTCAAAATTTTGGAAGCCTTAGACGCCACTGACTTGCTCGTTTGCTTATGGTTTGCGGAACATTTCGGCACTATTTCACCCCTCTCTTTAGATTGATTTGTGCGCACAAAACACAATATCTTGTGTCTAATTATTATTATATGACTGTATGTCATGAATGACAATAAGAAATTATATTTTTTCAGTTACAAAACAATTACAAAAATGTCCCATAAGAGGGACAGAAAGGAGGCGGTACGATGCCGCGCGAAAAGGAGACATATCGTGATGTATTGGCACGCATTGCAGGCCGGGCAAACGAACTCTACCCCGGTCGAATGATTTTCAATAAAAAGCAATGCGCGGCAATTTTAGGAGTTCCGAAGCAAACAGTTTATCAGAGCCGAAGATATCAATTCCTGTCACTGGCCAATACGCTGGAAGATATCGCAAGGGGGATTTCATCGTGATGAAAATGTTTGGGATAAGCCTCCCACGCGGCCTGCGCGGATGGACAAGCCTTATCTATAAGGTGGTGCTGATCGCAGCTATACTGCCTGTACTGGACGGCTTGCAGGCGATTGGCCGTGGCAACTCGGACATGCTGCCGGGTCTTCTAACGCTGGCGTTTGGGCTGGTGCTGGTGCTGGCCGGGATCGCGGGATACATAGCTGTGGGAGAGGAGGATGAGCATGAAAATAACGCATGAGACGCGGCGTGAGAGCTTTGAGCAGCTTGACCCGAGCGGGCGAAAGGCGGCTATTTTGGCAGAGCTTGAGCGCGGCGATGGCACGGCGCTGGAAATCATGCGGCGAATGGGTTTTACGGACCCGAACCGAGTAAGGCCGCGTTTGAACGAGCTTGACCGTGCGGGATACATATTTCAAGTCGGCAAACGCCGTGACCCTTACACTGGTGTGGAAGGTGTCATATACAGCAAAAAAGCCCCTGCATCCGCTGGCACGGATAACAGAGGCGCAGACCAAAAATCTACACTTAAAAAATACCACGAAACGGGAGGCGTGTCAAATGTATGAACTGAATTTTGTTGGTGTCTCGATTGCATGGGACCCTTGTGATGAAGGCGAAAACCCGAAGTGCAGCATATGCCACACGCGCCTCGGATACCACGAAAAGCTGTATTTTGATTTACGCGGAGCCGTGCTCGGATGCAGCGAATGCTGCACGGTGCGTGATGATGAATACCTTGTGGACGCAGACGACGAGAACGAGATCGTTGCAGAGCCGGGTACATATGTTTGGGAATATGCTGAAGATATGGCGTTGGTAGCATGAAAGGATTCTGCGATGGGATATCCTACTACACGGAATATCGCGCCAGCATTCGCGTGTTTTTCCCGGAAGGGCGTGAAGTATGTCAATACTGCCCTTTTCTTCGGCACGAAGATGCCTTCAACCGCTTTTTTTGTAAGGCTACTCCGGCCACACAATACAACTGGATATTATCACCGGAGAGGGAGCGTCCGGGCTGGTGCCCTCTTGTTCCCGCCCGAGGGAACACCGATCCCGCCGATTGAACCCGGCGGAGAATACGATCCATTCAGAAAGGACGACGAGAAATGAGTTTAATTGCAAAAGCTTCCGGAGGTTCTAAATTTCCGATTTTGGAGGCGGGTTCTTACCCTGCCATGTGTTATGCCATTGTTGACATTGGGCAGCAATACAATAAGACTTTCAACAACTATGCGCAGAAAGTCATTTTCATGTGGGAGCTTCCCGGAGAGGAAATCGAGATCGAGGGAGAAATGAAGCCGAGAGCAATTTCAGAGACCTATACAAATTCGCTGGGGGAAAAGGCGAACCTGCGCAAGATGCTTGAAAATTGGAGGGGCAGGGCGTTCACGCAGGAAGAAATGGACGGATTTGACCTGCGGAATGTATTGGGAAAGGCGTGTATGATCTCTGTAGTTCACGGAACAAAAAGCGACGGCTCTCCGTACGCCAAAGTGGGAAGCGTAAGTAAGATGCCCAAAGGCATGAGCGTTCCTCAAAAAACAACCAACGCCTTAATTTTGTTTGATTTGGACGCGCCGGATGCGCTGGAAAATCTGCAAAAGCTTCCGGAGTGGGTGCAGAACCGCATCAAAGAAAGCGAAACATACAAAGAGAAGATGCGACCGGACGCCAGCGTTGTAGAAGCGCGCAATGATGATTTTGCCGTAATCGACGCAGCGGAAGATTGCCCATTCTGATGGAACGGGTGGAAGCGCGTATCACGAAGGTCTTAACGGGAGAAGGCTTTTATTGCTTTGTCCCATATGAACATACGGACAAGATTTCGGAGTTACCTATCAGGTGTACAGCGGTGCTTTCTGACGGCAGGACGATCACGGAGCGGCAGCGCAGGGTTATCTACGCGCTGCTCCGTGACATGTCCATGCATTTTGGGTATCCTCCGGAGGACATGAAAGAACTGATGAAATATCAATACGTTGCAGAAACAGGCGGAGAATATTTTTCCGTCGGGGATTGCAGCGTTACCACAGCGAACCGGTTTATTGAGTTTGTCATAGAGTTTTGTGTCCGTTGGGGTGTCCCCACAAAGCAGGATTTCGTGGAAAACAGCCCGGATATTGGGCGGTATGTATATGCTTGTCTGATGAATAAAAAGTGCTGTTTAACTGGACGGACCTGTGAACTGCATCACATTGATGCGGTTGGTGCCGGGAGAGACAGGGAAGAAATTGTGCACAAAGGTATGCGTGTGCTTCCGCTTTCGCACGAAAAGCATATGGAAGCGCACACGTTGGGACGTGATACGTTTTTGAAGAAGTACCACCTATCGCCTGTAACACTGGATGACAGGCTTTGCAGGCGTTACGGATTGAAAGGATAAGAAATGAATCTCGCGGTAGAATTACTTTCCAACACCGGATACATCATGTACAACAAGGCACTTGCCCGTGTTCTTGGCGTGAATGAAGCGGTCATGGTTGGAGAATTGTGTGCGCGGTATCAATACGCATTTGATTCTGGTTTTTTGGTGGAACACGACGGCTGGTTTTGCGTGAGCCGTGATGACATCGAATGTGATACAGGGCTTACAGCAAAGCAGCAGCGCTCCGCGCTACAGGCCCTGATTGACCGAAACGTGATTGAAAGCAAACGCATGGGCGTGCCAAGCAGGCTTTTTTACCACTTGAATGTGCATGAATTAAATGCGGTTTTTGATGAAATCGAAACGACTAGATGTGACAAAAGGTCACAACTGGCTGTGACAAAAGGTCACGACATACATATATATAAAAAAAATAATAAAAAAGAGAGTGACGCACACGCATCGAAATCTGTTACGACTGAGAGTGCATCTGCGAACACATACGGCAGCTTCAAAAAGCCGTCTGTGGAAGAGATTGCATCATATTGTGCAGAGCGAAAAAACGGAATTGATGCATCGGCATTTTATGACTACCACGAAGCCCGCGGCTGGATGCTTGGAAAGGTCCGGATGAAAGATTGGCGTGCCGCTGTAAGGACGTGGGAGAGAAGGAATTGCACGGAAAAGAAAGAGAGGCGTACGGTACTTGAATAGTGCGGAAGTCGCGGTGATTGGATGCCTCATACAGAACCAGAGTTGTCCGGGAGAGGTATTCGGTATGTTGGACAAATCCGATTTCACGGACCTTGACCTTTCGGAATTGTTTGAAGAACTGCACCAGTTATGGCAGCGTGTTGGAAGAATCGATACTGTTACAGTTTGCGGATTACCTGGAAAGCAGGATCTTGTGCTGCGATGCTGTGAAGCGCCTGTATCGTATTCCGCATATGAATCTTACTGCAAAACCGTGAAGGACAATGCAGTTTTAACGAGGGCACAGAGCATTGGGCTTTCCATCGCGTCTGAAGGCCTTACAGTGGAAGAAACCAGAGAAAAAGCAGATGATCTGATTCGCTTGCTGAACGGAACAGCGGAGAGCGAAGGGGTTTCCATGATGAACGGGGTACTCGATTTCCTGCGTCAGCAGTCGGAAGGAGAGCAGGAGTATTTCAAAACGGGGTTTTCGAGGCTGGATAAATACTCTTATATGAGCCGAAGCGATTTCGTCATCATCGGAGGAAGGCCGAGCGCGGGAAAGACGGCGTTTTCATTGGCGCTGGCATTGAATTTCGCAAAGAACAAGTACAAGGTCGTATATTTTAGTTTGGAAACGCGTCCGGATAAGCTGGTAAACCGAATGGCAACGAACTGGTGCGGTCTCGATTTCGACGATGTGAAGCGCAGAACGCTTGACATGAAAACCGTTGATTTGAACTTGATGGATGAACTGGCGGCGTTGCCGATTGAAATCGTTCCGGCAAGTGGGAAAGGCGTGGCGTGGATGCGTTCCGAGGCTTTGCGCAGAAAAGCAGATGTTGCAATGGTGGATTATCTCGGGCTTGTAAAGAGCGACGGAAAGACACGGTACGAAAAGGTAACAAATTCGTCTCTTGCGATGCACGATTGGGCACAATCCACAAACATGCTTGTGATCGCGCTCTCTCAGCTCAACCGTGGTGGAGCGGGACAGATGCCGAGCATGGAAGATTTGAGGGAAAGCGGTCAGATAGAACAGGATGCAGACGAGATATTATTGTTGCACAAGGATGACGATAAGCGGGAATATACGGTAATCATCGCAAAGAACAAAGAGGGACGGACCGGTGATATCCCGATGAACTTTAACGGGCTGCACCAGCAGTTTACCGAAGTGGTATTCAAGGAGGAGCCATGAACAGCCGTGAAAAAGGGAAACGCGGGGAGCGTGAGTTGGCCGGAGAGCTTCGGCGGCACGGATATGATGCCAGACGAGGGCAGCAGTATTGCGGTGCGAATGGCGATGCCGACGTTGTAGGCCTGCCGGGGCTGCACATCGAGTGCAAGCGTGTGGAAAGGCTTGACCTGTACGCCGCTATGGCGCAGGCCGAACATGACGCACCGGACGGGATGCTCCCCGTGGTGATGCACCGACGCAATAACTGCCGGTGGCTGGTTACAATGCGGCTGGAGGATTATATGAAGATTTACCGGGAATGGGAGGCCGGGAGAAGATGAGCAAAAACCTTGCGCTTACGCTTGCCCGTGCGAAAAACAACGGCATCCGTGAAGGGATCGACGCTGTATGCGAAGCCATGGCGCTGGCACACTACAACGCAGCAATAGAGCTTGAGCTTGATGAGCGAGAGGTCGGAGCGTTCTACACGCGGATGCGCACGGAGTTGCTGGAGATCCTTGCACAGGGCGGAAGAGATACGTTTACAGATGAGATGCGGCACGCTATAGCGGTTGCATATGAAAAGAT